AAATCCAAAGACTCATTTTTATAAAGCTTAGCCCCTTCAGTAGATGGAGTTTTTATTGGATTGATTATATGTTTAACTGGTTCTATATTTTTTAAGAAAAGTTGTTCTACGGTATTATCCGGTAAAAGCTCAGGGGTTTTAGTATTAAGCCCGTCAATTGAATAACGACCCCATATGTCAATACAATCAAATTTAATGTTTTTACCGGAGTTAATAATTTCTACAGCCATGTAAGCAGCAGATGAGCCTTGCCAAGTACCAACCTCTACAAAATGAGAGCCTGAAAAAGATCTATCAACCATAGTGGAATACAATTTAGGAAATGTAAACCAGCCGGGTATTTTATAATGAAAATGCTCCATACTAACATTTACCAAAAAAGACTTATTTTTCAAATGGCTGACTCGTAGGGATTCGAACCCCAACAAAGAGAGTCAAAGTCTCTTGTGCTACCGTTACACCACGAGTCAATAAAATGGTCGGCCGTGCAAGACTCGAACTTGCGACCTTTCGCGCCCAAGGCGAACGCACTACCAGGCTGTGCTAACGGCCGAGACTATAATATACTCATACTTACACTATTTTCCACTAAAATGGCTGCCCAAGTTGGGATCGAACCAACGACCACGCGATTAACAGTCGCATGCTCTGCCACTGAGCTACTGGGCAAAAAAATGGCGGGATGGACGGGACTCGAACCCGCAGCCTACAGCGTGACAGGCTGTCGCTACTAACCAATTGAGCTACCACCCCAGATTATTTTGAATCGCTTACAACTGGCGCATTCAAAGGAGTGGGTGGAGTTGTTTTAGGCGAGCATTCTGAACATTTGCAGTCTCCACTTGCTAAAAAGATACCATATTCATTCTTAACGGCATTAGGGCATTTGATTTCTCTGTTAAATACCCCAATCTCTTTCTTACCGCTAACTGTAAAAACCGCTACTATAGTAACTAGTATAGTTATTGCTATCGCGAGTAAACATTTAGGGTTTACTAGTAAGCGTTTTACGCCGTTTAATAAATGCTGCCGACAAGGCGCACACGCCAGCAAGTAAAGTCCAAGTAGAAGGCTCAGGAATAGAAGGATGACCATATTCATACTTATCATCTTTATAGCTATATTTTCTATCCCAACTATAGTGTCTATCATCGTCTCTATCCTTACTATAGTGTCTATCATCGTCTCTATCCTTACTATAGGAATAACTATAATTGTATAGCTTAGGGGCCTGATACGACGAAAACGTAATTGTATCAGAACAGTAAGCTATTGAAGCAAAGAGAAATATAGCTATAAATCTCATAAAGTGGCACGGACGGAGAGAATCGAACTCTCTTAGGGCAGGTTTGGAGGCTGCTGCACGACCACTATACCACGTCCGTAAAAAAATTAACCCTTAGTAATAGTAATCTTTACATTGAAAGGAGCAACTGGGGTAATAACAACAAGCGTTGCGAGATTACTATCAGTTGAACCGCCTGGGTTAGTAGCTACAGCCTTGTATACCCCTGCATCGGCAGTTTGAATACTATTAAAAACTAGAGTAGAGCCTGTTGCTACTTGGGTAGTACCCTTGAACCAAGCATATGTAATTGGGGCTGTACCATCAGCAGTGGCTGTCAAAGTAACTTTTGTATTTGTTAGTACTGTCTCTGAGACATCTGGGTTAGGTACGGGCGCGACTTGCGCTACTACTGCAGAGGTCAATACAATACTTGCGAATATAGCAGATATTAGTTTTTTCATACTAATATACTTATGCAGTTATCTAACTATTAAAGTAGTCGTTTCTCCCGTGTAAGAACCTGCTCTATTACTTACTATGGCATAATACTTTCCAGAAGTTGAAAGGTCTATATTATTAAGTTTTAAACTAGCAAAAGTAGCATCCGGTATTAGTACTCCATTTTTATACCACTTATAAATGAAAGGACCTGTAGCATCGGCATCAACAACTGCTTTTATTACTACATCATCTCCAATAAAAGCATTCATTTCTAAGGAATATAAATCTCCTTCAAGTAACCACATATTCTTTGATAATTTTATAAGCTCCCATCTTGAACCATAGTTTTTACTACGAAATGAGTTTTCAGGACTTATAATTGTCACGCCTGATGAACCGGTTATGTGAACTATCGAGTTTGTTAAAGATGTACCGTATATTCTAGCCCCGGTAGGAAAGGTATTTCTTGAAGACGTTTCTGAAGGTACAGTCATTCTCACTAAGGGGGCATTAACACTCATAAATGCAATAAGAGTGTTAGTGTCATTAGTGGTTAGAGTGTAGTTTGTAGTCTTAGTAGATACTTTTAAATTTTGTGCAAAACTAGTTAGTAATAATGCAAAAAATATTGCTATATATTTCATAGCAATATTTACAGAAAAAAGGATTAAACTTCAGGAAAGAGATGTTTTTCAACAAACTGACGAGCCTGCTCTTCTGTCAATCCAAAATTAGTTAACATCTTAACTGGGTATGGATTCATCTTTTGATACTTGCAATATCTATTCTGCATTTCTTTGGATGAAATTGGACTTGGAAAATTTGTAGCTCCTATGTTTCTCAAATAAACATCTAAGCTTTCTAAACAGACATCCACTATTTGCTGTAGTTCTTGTTCAGTATTACTTCCACCTGCGGCGATCATATCTTCCGAAAAAATTGCTTTGCCCCATTCGGGTAATTCTCTTTCTCTTTTCCAAGTTAAATTACTAACTAGTTTTTTAAAGTTTACCTGTAATGGATGGTTAGGGTTAGTTGTAATAGATAGATCATGAAACACTCCAGACACCTTATTACCTGTACAAATTATATCGAAACCAAATATAGGCGCATCATCATCTAAATGCGGAAAAACGGTGGTATGCATTATCCACATATTGTTTTGTTCTCTACGATCTAGAACTTCTATATGAGCTCTTCTAAATTTGTTAAAAGAATAAAAAATTTTATTATACCAGTCGTAATCCTTAATACCTTCTTCTGTAATTTCATATGATACCAAATTAAATTTTTCGGTAATTTTATTAACTAAAGGTAGTATTTTTTCAAAAACTAAACTCATATTAAAATTTAGTTTAGATACGTTCTAAATCAAATATTTGGGGCGACTGACGAGACTCGAACTCGCAACCCTTCGAATCACAATCGAATACTCTGACCATTGAGCTACAATCGCCATAAATGGAGCGCCAGACAGGAATCGAACCTGCATGTAACTGTTTTGCAAACAGTAGTTTAGCCTTTCAACGACACTGGCGCGATGGCGGAAGGAGAGGGATTCGAACCCCCGGAAGATTGCTCTTCGGAAGTTTAGTAAACTTCTGCTATAGGCCGCTCAGCCATCCTTCCAAATTACCAATGGCGATAGTGACGCCAAATGCCAGGATTCGAATGACCACGAATAGGGCCGTAAACATGGCCATGACCGTGACCCCGTCCAAAATTTACATCAATATGCCACGAAACACTAGGATAACGAGGGTATTCTCTCGTTACAATTACTCGAGGAGCTGGTTCAACAATAATTACCCGAGGATGCGGATCAACAACAATTACTCGAGGGCCACGAATAACCGGGGATGCGTAGCAGCCGGTCATAGTCAAACTAATAATAAGCAATGCTAGTGTTTTCATAATAATATTTATTTTAAAGTGGTGCGGACGGAGGGACTCGAACCCACACGCATAAGCAATGGCTTCTAAGACCATCTCGGCTACCATTACGACACGTCCGCTTAAAGTGGTGGGAGCAATTGGACTCGAACCAATGAAGCCCGAAGGCGGGAGATTTACAGTCTCCTGCAGTTGCCGCTGTGCCATACTCCCAAAAATGGCGCGCGAGGGAGGCTGTCAACCTTACCTTCTTAGAGCCCCAAGCAATTTCGTCCAACCCCGACTTGTAGGGAGCGAGATGCATCTCTTCCTACTTCCGTACTAGTCCGGCACGGGTTTCCTGTTTGTGCTTGGTATTTCTCAGCCCACTCAGGGTACTGGCCCATTGAAGAACCGACTATTGGTTACCCCTCGCGCAAAATTGGCGGAAGCGGTAGGATTCGAACCTACGACCGGCTCATCACCGATTCTTGTTTTCAAGACAAGCGATTTTTATCCACTCACCCACGCTTCCAATAAATATTGTATATGAAATTTGATAAAAGGGTAAATTTGTATCTTTCATCGTTAATCGAAAATTATACGGGTAACACTAACCCGCTAAATATTCCTTCACTAGACACTTGGCATGCTGCTCAAGAATTAGCTATTCAAGGTAAAACGCAAGAAGCTATATCTATGATGAATAAAGCAGCTACCCAAGCTAAAACCGACGATTCTCAAGGTATAGTAAAATACTATTTAGGTACTATTGCTTGGCTTAATAAAGATTACAACACTGTAAATAAGTATATAAATGATGCTGAAGTAAAACAAACGGGGAACGACAAAGTTTTATATAGATTGCTTCAAAATAAAAATCGAGATTACAACACAGCATACAATGCTGTATAAACGAGTCGTTGAAAATGGAGCCTCCAGTCGGATTCGAACCAACGACCTACAGTTTACAAAACTGTTGCACTACCACTGTGCTATAGAGGCAAAATAGTCCCACGCTGCACCTAGAGCATTGCTGCTTCCTGGATATGGACCCAGACTTCAGTGCAGGCAGGAAAAAGGCCCGGCGAATTGTTTTAAAGAGCGTCCGGGGCCGCTCTATTTCATCTAATAAAGAACTTATTGATCTCACCCCTATCGGCTTTTTATTCGCCGGTTTGGATGCCTCTTATAAGACGTCTTGGCTGCTTGGTTAGCGGCAGCTCGCATTAAAAAACCCTAGGTTTTTAAGGCCTAGGGTTTAAAGTTTTTCGTTAGAAAATTTGCTTTAAACCCTGCCCAGTTCGTAATGAACCCAGGCGAATGTATCGCATTGTACTGGATTAATTGTTGAACTGGTTATGGATTTGATCATTTGTTATTTAATATTTACATATAATGGTACTTTTTCTCTTAAAGTCAAGCACTTTTTTACATATAAAGGAAAGGTTTCCATTCTTCTCTAACATCTTGGATATCTGGAATGAACACACCGGAATGCATTAACTTACGTGGTTTTACCTCGTTACCGTTAATATCATAGTAAGGAAAGATGTTATCTTTCTCGCTATTACATTTACGGCATGCTAGAACCATATTAAAATCGTGATTAGTACCGCCTTTAGATTTTGGATAAAGGTGGTCCTTAGTAGCATGACTGAATGGTATCGGCTTTAAACAAAACTGGCAAGTACCTTTATAGATATTAAAAAGATTTTTTAGCGAAACGTTGTCTCCTTTGCGAGGGTGAAAACCGAAATGATTGGTACAAACTAAAACAGTAGGTATAGCCCATGTTTGACTTGCACTACGTAGAGCGGGCTGATCTGCATGAAGTTGAACATAAGGAGTGGACCAGGTATCAAATTCGTGAGTATTGTTTTCTGCATCTAGCCCTTTTACTTTACCAGTCATAAAATGACGGATCGCCGCTCTAGCCGAACAAAAAGCAAAAGCTTGGTAGTTACGGTTGAGAAGAAGACTAGTTTTAGCGTCTGGCTGTACAACTTTCATTTAAGCTATTCATTTTGAGCTATTTTGGCTCAAAAGCAAGCTTAAATTATTATTTTAATGTCAATAGATACTTTAACGTGTTACATTGACCTTTCATTTCATCTCTAATGTTGAAAAGATCAGTATCACTTTCTTCAAGTTCGCTCTCGTACGTTTCTAGATAAGTGATAAATTCATCAATAGTTTTATTAATATCATTACCTTCTAGATTGTTAAGAGTAATAGTATAGTTGCCTTCAGTCGATTTCAAGCGCCCGTATTTGCCCATAAACGTCTCAACAAAACCATCTATTAAGGCATCAAGGGCTTCATATGCTTTACCTAAAGCTTTATGTTGAGCGTAACTCTCGGTTTGCCAATGAAATATCCTGAGTTGCTGTTGGAACTGTACTAAAGGTACAACTATCTTCATGCAGATACTTATGAAACTAGAATTGGATCTCTCCTACTCCTACGTTAGTACCGTTAATTTCGATATATAGCACTTTAACGGGCCCCTCCTTCTGTAAATCCCGTGCTTTTTCTATTGCCAATTCAGCTGTACCGTAAACCTTAGCGTGATTGGGGTTACGAGACCAGTTCTTGTCTCCGTCATAGAAAAGCCCTTCTTCTAGAGGGTTTCTAGCGTTCATATACTTAATAGATTTATCTACTATGTAATAGCCAGAATTAATCATCGAATTTTATAGCGTTTAGTGAGGTCCCAGATTTCGGTTACGTTGTTTTCGAATGAAATTGTAAGTGTGTTACCATTTATGAAAAACGAATGGACTTTGCGATTTATAGTAGAAATATAAAAATGCGGTGTGCCTGTTAAGGCATCAAACACTTGTATACCGTTTGCAGGAGTCTGTCTAGCTGAGTATGCCATAATTATTCAGTTATTTCTAAGGTTTTTAGTTGTTTCTCAATTTGTAGTTGTTTGATACTCATAAGATTCTTTTCAATGTTACGAGCAGTTTTAATTTTCATTATCAAAGTGTCGGTTCTGTTATTAACATAATCCTGTATATCGAGAGGTTTAATGTATTTTATTCCTTCTGGGCTATCAAAATCGATTCCGCGGTCTTCACATTTTTCCGCGATAATATCGACCGCTTCAAGCAGTGCAGCCCAGCGGGCAAATTCATACATCGAAATATTTTTTGTATTAGTATTAGAGTCCATTTGTAGAAGAAGTATTGATAGCAGGAGTAGAGTCGTATTTAGGTTCGGTTGTTACTGCAGTTTCTGCAAATAAAAATATAGAATTTTTTGTATCACAATGACCGCAGGTGTAATAATTTGATTGTCCAAACTTAACTAATACTTCGCTTTCTTTCTTACACGACGCGCATTCTACTGTGACGGTATTTTGCGCCATAATTTCAGCTTCTTTTAGCTGAAACACCCGAGAGTCCCGTACAACTTTATATTCTAGATAGCTATTAAGCAAGTAGAACAGTACATACTGCGAAGCCATACCTACCACAAACCAAACAATAATATTTCCACTGAGTAAAAACGCAATTCCTGCAATAACCCCGGAAATTAATGCTGTTTTTACTGATGATATAAGGAATACTTTTAACGAGTCATTCATGATGACGCGTATTAAAGAGACTTATTGCTTAGGTGCAAGAGTAAAGTTGTCTAACTGCGCTGCTAATTTCTTGCAAGTTACCATTATACCGTTAAGCTGACGACGGAACACATCAAGTTCTTCTTTTTTGTTCTTAAAAAGTGGAAGAGCTTCGGCATTTCTTGCTTTGTTACGTAGATCTTGAGCTTTTAAATATAAATCTGCAAGCTCTCTTACCGAATCTTGCATTGGAAACGGTAATTCTTGTGGAGTGGGTATGCCAGGTTTCTGGTCTTTTAGAGTTCCTAGTTTATTCAGCGTAGGAACACTATCTTTTGCAAACTCATACGCTGAAACTGTTTCAGGAGATTGCTGGCCACTGTAGGCTCCAGTGTAATACGAAGCTTCGTCTAAGAGTTTTTTAGTTTTTCTTCTTTTCACGCTCTTCTATACTTAGGGTTCCAATCTTAAATCTATTAGAACATCTAGAACAAATCCAATGCGCTTCAGTTACTATCTGCGTACCACGTGTTATTTTCATAACTTTCGGATGAACTGATGGTTGACCGCACGTATTGCATGTTTCTGGCCGCGGAGCTACTGTAGTATACATATACTATACTTACGAGAACACTTTAAAATACTCGGTCAAAACATCCGCAGTGTTTTTTTGATTAAAAACTCGTTGCCAACTCGGCATTTTATCAATTATAGATGCAAACTCATAGTTTTCGCAAATTTCTTTAAATTTAACGAATTCAGGGTGAGTGTTCTTAAGTGTAACAAGCTGCTCATTATAGAGCTTTACCTCTTCCGGAAAAGATTTAACCCCATAAGTCAAGTCTATAAGTTTAAGATTGTTATAAACCTGTTCTTTATACGGTGCTATAGTGTCTTCGTCGTTAGCTTCGAATGCTTTTGCAAGTTTTACACCTTTAACCTTACCAAAACCTTCAATACCAGTAATATTATCTGAAATATCCCCTATAATAGCTTTATAATAAAGAAATTCTTTAGGGGACATATCGTAGTGTTCTGAAAAATTATTGACGTCTATTAAGAATTTCTTAATAGGGTTGTAATAGCTTACGTTTTCAGAGATAAGTTGGATAAAATCTTTATCCACGCTTACTATTACCTTCTTACCGGTTAAATTACTAGCAAGCCATCCAATTACATCATCAGCTTCTAGCTTACCAGGGAATATATTTTTAATTCCTAAAGCAGCGGTAGCTTCAATAACAGGGTTCATGCTGTCATATACGTTTTTATTACGTTCGTGATCACGGTTTCCCTTATAGCTACCGTCGGTAAGTTCTTTTCTGAAGTTAACCTCGTTAGTTAGCTTACGATCCCAGGCTATGTAGATATCACTTGTATTAAACTGCTCTGCGTAAGACTTAATAGTCTTTAAAAAAGTGAAAAGACAACCAACATTTTCCCCTTTTGAATTAATTAACTGGCGTCCATTGTTATTTGCTACCCAATGCGTCCTGTGCAAGGTGTTGTTCCCATCGATTAGTAGAATTGTTGAGGTCGACATTGGTTTTTTTATGGTTATACTCAGCTATACAAACATTGTACACGCTTTTGGGCAAAACGTCAACTGGTTCTAGTATTTTATTTGCAATACCCCAGTCAAAATCTGCTTTTTTTACAGTTCTTATATGTTTATCGGGTAAAGAGAAGAAAATAATCGAGTCTTTTTCTTGTTTTACTTTAACTAACCACTCTCCCTTAAGCCTTCCTTCCAAAACTACATATATAAACCGGTGTTTTGGAAGGAAAAAGAGCTTTAAGTGCTTAATTACTGTTGCCAAACGGGTCATCGCCATTGGAATTGGTAATATTTTGATTGATCTTAAACATTACCCTTCTAAAACGTTCAAGCAACGCGTCGTTTTCTGCGGCAGTATTAGCTGATACAATTTCAACCGGGTTATTATTTAAGTCATAGCCAATAAGCATGTAAGGCCCTAAGAATTCTTTAATTTGGCCGTCTAGTGACTCAATTTCCCGTCGTTTTTCTTTTATTATTTTGTTTTTAATTTTATTATACTCTATATTTGCAAGCATTACCATTTCTTGCAAGCGTCTTTGATCGTTATCAGTTAACCCAGTAGCAGTAAGAGGGGAACTTTGTGTCGACAAAGAAGACCCCCCTACTACCTCTGAAGTTTGAGCTATACTTGTAGTAACAGTCTTTTTCTTAGACTGTTTTTTGCTTTTTTGCTTAGCTGCTTCTTTATTTGTATCAGCCATTTATATTATTTACTGCTACGCTCTGCAGAAGCAATAAAATCGTAAAACTCTTTGCGAGCTGCCCCTTCGTTCATAAAACTACCGGAAAGCTTCGAAGTGATCATAGAACAACCGTGATGTTTTACACCGCGATGGCATGCGCAAGTATGTGCACACTTAAGAACAACGGCAACCCCTTGGTTACCCTTACAGAGTTCATTAATAGCATTATGTACCTGCACTGTCAGTCCTTCTTGTATTTGAGGCCTACGTGCATAATGTTCAACAATGCGATTTAATTTAGAAAGTCCAATAACTTGACCGTTTTTATCAGGGATATAAGCAACATGCGCTACACCAGTAAAAGCAAGATGGTGATGAGAGCACATAGACGTAACCGGGATATTCATTTGACTTACAATACCGTCATATCCATCAGAAGGAAATGTAGTGATCTTAGGGGGTCCTTCATAGCAGCCCTTAATAAGATCGCAAACATAAGACTTAGCGACACGACGAGGTGTGTCCGCACTATTTACATCGTTGCGCCAGTCTATGCGTAGAGCATCAAGAAAGCCTTCATAAGCTATAGCCGCTTTTTCAATAATCTCCTTCTTCTCGCTATCACTAACAAGCATACTACTATTAGCAGTAGGCAGAAGGGGGTGTTGTAGACCGTTTTTGCTCATATTGGTAAAATTATATGTTTGAATTCGACTTGCTGTTGTAGTTGTCTGATTTGTTATTGATTCCATGTTTAACTAAATAGCTTATTATAACCTCAATTGAATCTGTCTTCAACTTAAACTTTTCAGGTATATATTGACCACCATCGTAGATTTCAAAATAAGTCTCTCCAAACATAGATTGATCGTTCACGTAACAAGTACAAAAAATAGATGCATTACCTGGATCAATCATAACAGTCCACGAGCGGGGATCAGCTTCATTATACTCGTCAAATATTTTATAAACGACATAACCGCTATCTTTAAGTCGTTTTATAAAATAACTCTGTGTTGTAATTTTATTAGCCATTACTTAACTAGACCCGAAATAATAAATTTAAATTCTGTCTCGTTAGTTGGTTTAATAAAAAAAGAAAGCACTTTAAACTTAAGATTAATACCGATACGCGCTCTCTCGAAGCGTATACCAGATATCACTCTAAAAATATCAAGATTAAACGGTATTACGTGAGACAAAGGCTGTCCTTCTATTGTATCACAAATCTTAAGTACAATGCTATCGGTATTGCTTTTTTCTTTGTCTCCTAGTTCGCAATAGCAACCATCAGGTTGACCGAAAATATAAATTTTATTAGTATCAGTAGTAAATGAACTAGCCTTAAGAATCTCTTGAAACTTTTTATAGTCAAGATCAAAGAAAGTATCAAGCTCTAGATTTTCTATTTTCTCTTTTTTAAGAGAAACTTTAGGTACAATAGAATCATCTAAAAAGTGGTACTTAAACTGGACACTGGGGGATTTGTAGGTAAGATTATTACTATTAATCTTAAATACAACATTTTCGTCTTCAATACAATCTACCACTCTTAATAGTTTTTTAATATCTCCTATATTAAGAGTAACCTCTTCAGTAAGATCTAAGGGAGTATTGTATTTGCCAAGAAGGATAATACTAGTATCGGGTTTATTACAAACCGTATAAATACCGTTTGAATTTGCTTTAATAGAAGCAATGTCGACTGTTTTGCTAATAACATTTAAGAAGTTATCTGCAAAATCTTTCTTAACCAGTTTAAGTTCCATATTATGGGTTCGTTACTAATTTTTTTTTATCTTCTAGAAGAAGATCAAGCTTTTCATTAACCATAATAAGCTTTTTTTCTAGTTTTTCAATATGTTCAATAATATCTTCGTAACGAGCTTTTTTGTCAAAATTAAACTCTAATTGAGAGTCGGAATTAGCTGCAACAGGCTGACTCACTAAAGGTAAAGCCATTTGCGGCATTACTGGTACTACAGGCGGATTAACAGGCATAGCTGCCGGTATTTGAGGAATAACCATACCGGCAGCTTTAGCAATACCTGAAGGCATGACTTTAGACATATCCACATCACTGACTTTCATATCACCCAATCCAGCTTTTTTAATTGTGTTTACATCATTTTGCACCACTTTGCCAAACATAGCAATAGCAATCATTTGCTCTTGCGTGAGCCCGTTGGTGCTGCCTGCCATTTTCATAGCATCAGCATCAGAAAGAGAGGGCGCAGCAGGCCCTTGCGCCTGCTGCCTCATTTTCATAATTTGTTCTCTTCTTTGCTGTTCAGTCATATCTTAAAGATCTTCCAAGCCGTTGAGAATAGCCATTACTGCTTCATCATTCGACTTAGTGCTCTTTACTTCAGTCTTAGGGGCAGCCTTAACTGGACTGGGAGTAGCTGCTACAGGCTTAACAACAGGCTTAGGAGCTTCATAAGGGACATCTTCCTCTACGTCTTCTGTAGCCTTAACCTCAGGCGCTGGTGCCGCTGCAGCAGCCTCCTGACCGTAGAAGTGTACATTAATAACCTCTTTCAACTCATCAGCTGATTTGTGATCCAAAAAGGTCTGTAGATCGTAGATGTTATTATAGACCTCATTGATCTTGTCTTCATCAATACCATCGATAGCAGCAGGGCTAAGAAACTTAGACGCGGTATACGTAGGGTACTTAGGGGCACCTGGCTTGTCCGAAACAAGCTCAGCTTTAATACGTAGACTGCATCCATTCTCGCTAAGATCAAAAATCTTAGCGCCGTACTCCGCCGCATCATCTCCATTGATAGCCGCTTCAATAATCTTATTGAGTTGGCGGCCATAACGAAGAACCTTAACAGTACCATTATTATCAGGGTTTTTGGGATCGCTTACAACATAAACATTAACCATCCAGTTTTCCTTACGCTTAAGATGTTCCTTAGCACGGTTCTTCTCTTCATCACTGCCCTCGCGAAGGATCTTAAAGTAAAGCTCGCTTACAGGGCACCGCTCTCCCCAAGTCGACGGAGAAGTTACACTAAAGTACTTGCCAGTGGAGATACTATTCCAGCCGTGATGATAATAATGCAAAAACGTCTCAGCAGGGTTCTTAACGTTAGGAAGCAAACGCACCACGTAAGTAGCAGGTGCTGCAATTTGCAGAATATTCTTATAACTAGCGCCGTCTCCTTGCTTATTTTTAGCATTTTCGAGCGCGCTCTTAATGCTTTCGAACATATTGGTATTAAATGTAGGTTTCATAATTAGTAATTTTGAGTATTTTTGGTTAGTATTTTGAAACCTTCGTCAATTAGGTTCTTTGCTCTAGTAGACATATTCAATCGCAGTTTAAACTTACCAATGCTATTGTGTATGTTTTTTAGGTAAAGCTCCTTATCTTGAAGGTTAAAAGAGTTTATTATACTATCGAAAGAAGGCAACTTAATCAGTACGTAAATGTTAATTAGTTTATTACTGTAATCAATAATCGGGGTATACGTGTATCCGTTTTTCTCGAAGCAGTATCTATCGAAGGCTATTTTACGCTCTAAACATGTCAACCCAATATGTTTGAGGCTTTTCTTAATATTATCAATCTGATTTTGAGTGTCAGGGGATTCTTCTAATTTTTGCTTTTGTACTGCTGAATATACCGCGATTGCTTTCTGGGTTGTGTAAAATTTTAAAGGAAAATGCTGCTCGTCTTTATAGATGAGATAAGGAGCATTAAAAAACTCTTTTACGTCTATCTGCGGAAATTTCTTGAAAAAAAGTTCTAATTTTTTACAAGCTACTCCGTCGATTGTAATATCAAACCCGTCAAAATCTTTACGAGCACGCCATGGCTTGTTCTGAAGCCCTCGCGATACGCTTAAGTAGGTATTGTAAATGTAAGGTGCGTTCATTAGCCTTCATGATTTTAATACCTCTCGTACAACTTTGCTACGGCATAAATTTGAATTATACTTTAAAAACACAATAAACGCTTCTTTTTCATTGTCAACTTGTATTAGTTTCATGAATATCTTTTTGTAGATATTGTTCTTGACAATAAGAGTGAACACGGTGACGTTGTTTAATTTTTTGTTATGCAATATAGAGCAAAAAGAACAAAATTTTAAAATTTCATATTCTGTTTCATCCTTAGTTAGACTATCTAAAGGATTATCTACAACAGCTTGTTCTAATGCTCCAATTACTCCAGACATGTTAAGCTGTAATTAGGGACAATTGTTTAGAAAAATTCATAAATTTTTCCGTGATCTTTCCACCAGCTGCGTATTCGTGGCCGCCACCACCACATAAAAACTCAGCTAGTTTAGCTAAATTTACATTACAAGTTTTCTTTTTTCTAAAAGAAACGTGAGAACTATTTGTGTTAACAAAAAATACGATATCTGAATTATAAGTTTTAAGAAGATGGTCGCAAATATCGTTTATATATTTGGTACCCATTGTCCCGGTAATCTGTAAGTTTTGCTTGCTTATAGGTACATTGCCTGAATAGATTTGTAAAGTAGATATAGCTGCATCTCTACCGGTTACATATTCTTTTATAATATTGTTTTCTAATGAGGTAAACCCGGTAAAACCATTATAAAAACGTTCTAAAAATTTGTAGGTCTTGTTCTTACCTAGTGTTTTTTGAGAGTTTGAAAAGGCACAGTTAAGATTATATGACTCAGGCAGTTTAAAGGCATAACTGTCATAGTCATTAGCTAACGCTATTAAATATTTTTGCTCGTTATTTAAAGACGTTAGTTTGTCTTTAAAATGTAAATAGAGTAACTTCGCACAAGAGGACGTAACCACAACATTAGTTGTAGCATTTTTATATTTGCTTGTATCGTGTGTTTCGTGGTGATCTATAATAATAGACTTTTTGCTATCAATTAAGTCAAAACTTGTACTTGTATCTAGATCCAAAAAATATACCGCATCGTAGTTCTCTATACTGTTCTCTGCTGCCCAAAGTAAAAATTCTTTTCTAAAATTTGAAACTGTAACTGTATGGAATTTTATATCGCCAGGGTTGGCTTTTAGAGCCCAGTGTAAGGTTAAAAGACTGGCCGCTCCGTCTAAGTCGGAGTCTGTAAAAACAAATATCTTCTTTGGATCCACTTGTCTATTTAGCTAGTTACGAAAGTTTTTCCAGTTTTGCTTCTAAATTAGATATTTCATTAGAATCTTCCCCGTTCTTGGTTAATCCTATATAATCTTTTTCTTCAGAAAGCGAAAGAGTAGTATAATCAATACGCATTGCTGTGGCCCCATGTTTAGGTCCTAAACGGTTCTTAATACCTCCGACTTTAATTATGCCCAGTTCTTGATCTCCTTCTTCTTGATGAATAGACCACACCACATCTGCAGTAAATGCTACACCTAAAGACTCTGACACTGTATCTAGGCTTGGATTCTCCATACCTTCTCTGTTAGTCTGTATAGCGCTTACTACTGGCATATTAAAATAATATGACAATGCTCTAAGCTCTTCTGCTGCAGCTTTACCTTGCGAGTATGAATTATCTCCGTCATTGGATTTGATAAGACCCAAATAATCAATTACTAACACCTCAGGCTTTATACCTGCTTTTACAAGAGACTCTATATATGCTTTAATACCTCCGACTGTAACGCTT